ATCTACGTATCGACGGTGATTTCAATGTGGATGTTGCTGGTAATTACAATCTCAATGTTGCCGGAGACAAGAAAGAAGACATCAAAGGAAGACACACAAAAGTAGTCAATCGCGATCAGAACTACACAATACGTGGTTCACGAAGCGAACAGGTTGTAGAGATGGCTACGTCTACAGTGCTTGGTGATCAGAATCTTATTACAGGAGGCGATCTCAATCAGTTTACTCAGGGCACAACTGAAATACTAGCAGGAGAAAATCTTATCACAACTGCTGTAAATGAGTGGGTAGCCGCATCTTCTACAGCAAACATTACTGCACGTCACGTAAGTATGATTGGTCACAAAGGCACGATTGGTGGACCTCTGCTTGATCACTACGGCAAGACGTACGGTGGTTTTCCTGCAGGCATCACACAGTTGGCTACGTTTTATGGCTCACTTGTCGGTCGTGCGACTGAAGCATTTCACGCTGACTATGCAATGTTTGCATCACAAGCTGGTTTTTCAAAGAGTGCAGGTGCTGCCGCTACAGCATTGAAAGCGATTAAACTTGGCGCTGGAAAGCCTCCAATTCCTGTGCCGCCCAAGCCGGGGATTATGCCGTACATTCCTTTGCCCGCTACTGCACCTATTCCTAATCCAGCGGTAGTAGAAATGCAGTTGGCATCGAGCAATTATGGTGTTCGTAACGTAGTAGTAGATCCCAAATTAAAAGACAAGATTCTCAAGTCAGACGATTATGAAGAACTATTTAACTTTGATCCAACGATCTCTGAAGTACGTTCTAAGTTGCGTGATCCGCAACATTTCAATAACGGTAAGTTTACGAGTTATCTTGTGTCACAGGGTAAACTCAATAAAGACTTTAAGAAGAACATACCAAAGAACATTGGTCGATCTGCTTCGAAGCAGGGCACGATTCGATTTGGTACTAACTTGATAGGCAACAATCCTGCTGAAAACAGAAGCAAACGATTCCGAGTGAATAAGTAATGAAGATATTAGTTGATCCACAATATAATCCTGAGTTTGAAAGTCAGATTACGTCATCGACTAAACTAGGTCCAGGCATCACGTGCGCAAAGTTTCTGGGTGCGCGTGGCTCACGTACACAGTTTGAAAAGCTGTATGCAAAAGGCTTTTTTGGAGCGCCCGATCTAAAACAGATTGCACGTAATCTTGTGTTACACGCAAATGCAATGAAGACGGTGATTGGCAATATGACGTTCGGACAGCATCGACTAATTGTGTCTGAAGGTATCTACGAGCCAAATCCAAAATTTGAGATTCAAGAAATACCAGCTGGATCAAAAGATCAGGCAAAGAAACTTGCACGTGAAAACGATGGCGGTTCTTTTGGTAAAGGACCCGAAGGATGGATTGCACGTATTCCTTTGTATGTTGGTGAACGACCCAGCGGTGGTAGCGTAAACGATTTGCGCAGAGAGGGTCGAGCAATTGTGTATCAGTTAATTGATAAGAATGGCAAGACTGATCCACGCAAGACATTTGATCTAGCGGTGTTTTGGAAAGATTACATCGATTACGACAAATTAACCCTGGATTACGACACATACGATCCAAATGGTGACTTAACGTGCCAAATAGTTTTAGAAATGCCTGAGGTGCCATCGAGTTATGACGTTTCGTACTCGTACAACGTAGAGACAACATATAACGGCGAACTTCAGACTAAAAACGAACTGCTAGAAATTCTTCCTGACGATTGATATAAATAAACGAAAAAGCTTTTTAGGTTTACAATGGCTAAAAAATTCTCTACAGAAGACGGCAATCTAGAAACGAGCATTCGCGTTGTAAAAGAGCGTGACTACTCGGATATTGACTTGTCTTTAAATGCCAGAACGCCAACTTCTGACGGAGATGTTTTTAAAAAGACTGATGCGGCTTCTGTAAAACAGGCTGTTAAGAATCTGTTGATGACGAACAGATTCGAAAAGCCGTATCGTCCAAATTATGGCGCTGATCTTGGTGGTCTTCTATTTGAGTTGATGGATGAAGACACCGGTGAAGAGATCATCGGCAAAATAAAGAAAGCAATTCAGCGTTACGAGCCTAGGGCTAAAGTATTAAATGTTAAAGTTGTAGCAACACCAGATTACAATAATGTATCGGTGGTGGTTGAGTTTAGAGTAGTCGCTACTGGATTAGTTGAAACACTAAAAGTTTCTCTTAATCCATCTGCGCCAACTGAAATTCCTTCACTGCCGATTACAACCGAGCCGTTTATTATCTACAATGATATTATTCGTGCAGAGAATGATGATCGTCTTGCCACATATCGTGGTGATTTGGTCAAACGTGATCTGGTAATACCGCCTGTTGATGCACTGCTGACAGATCCAGATTCAGATATGATCTTCGCATTGTTCAATGGCTTTATTGAAGGCGTACTGCTTATTGATTCTGATCTTCTTGAGGGTATTCTTACAGTGCCAGATGGTGATCAGATATCACTACAGAACGGCGAAGACTTCTTGCTACCAGAACAAGTTATCGATTAATCGGAGTAAAAAATGGCGACTACCATTAAGTCAACAGAACTAGATTTTAACACGATCAAGAACAATTTGAAATTGTTTTTGGCACAGAAACCGGAGTTTGCCGACTATAACTTCGAAGCGTCTGGTCTTTCAAATCTGCTTGATGTTCTCGCTTACAATACGCACTACAATGCGTTAATGGCTAACTTTGCTTTGAACGAATCGTTTTTAAGTTCTGCGCAACTTAGATCGTCTCTCGTAGGTCTTGCTGGCGGTCTAGGCTATAGCGTAGGATCAAGAAAGGCTTCGTTTGCTGTGGTCAATTTGCAAGTCACAAACAACGACAATCCATCCTCAATGACTATTCCGTCTGGCACAAAATTCACTACTACTATCAACAGTAAAAGTTACACGTTTCAGACGCGAGATGCATTAACTGCTTTAGCAGACGGCACAGGCGTTTATCAGTTTACTCTGAATGGCAATCGAAACGTTCCGATTTATGAAGGAGTGACTAAGCGCAAAACTTTCATTGCAGGTCCATCGAGCGAAAATGACACATACGTTCTTCCCGTGAAAAATCTCGATCTCGATACTGTAGTTGTGCGTGTATACGATAGTATCACATCTAATCGATATGATCAATACATTAATATTTTTGACACAACCACAATTGACGAAACGTCACGAATTTATGTTATGAAAGAATCGCCTAACGGCTATTACGAACTGACATTTGGTAATGGCGTTCGACTTGGTCGATTCCCTCAAGCGGGTGACAAGATTGAAGTCATCTACTCTGCTGTTGCTGGACCAGAAGCCAATGGTGGTAAAACATTTGTTCCCACAACAACTATCGACGGCAAGACGTTGAGTGTTACTACTGTCTCTGTTTCTTCAAGTGGTTCATTTAAAGAAGAGATCGAGTCTATTCGAAAGAACGCGCCATTTCAGTGGGCAGCCCAGAATCGAATGGTAACAGCACAAGACTACGCCGCACTTGTTAAACGAAACTTTTCTAATGTGGTGAGTGACATTAAAGCGTGGGGTGGTGAAGATAATATACCTGCTGACTATGGCTCTGTATATCTGTCAATCGTCTTTAGCACAGATGATGCCGTAGTAATTGAGAACACGAAAAGTGACATCACTGCGCTTGCTGACGATTTGTCGATTGCATCGTTTGATGTTCAATTTACAGATCCTGTCGAAACGTTTCTTGAAGTTACTACGACATTTCAGTTTAATCCACAGTTGACATCACTTGATACAACAACAGTAGAAAATTCAGTTTTGGCGGCTATGCAGAGTTATTTCGACACAAGCACAGGTGGATTCAATCAGGCTTTCCGTCGTTCAAATATGTTGACTGAAATTGACGCAACAGATGATGCGATATTGTCTAGTAGAGCGGACATTAAAATGCAGAAGAGATTTGTGCCCGATGGCTCGCCGTCACAAACTATTTTCTTTGCGGCTGCCATTTCTGCTCCAGACGATGACAATTTCATTGTAGAATCGGATCCTTTCAACTTTCAAAGTAAACCGTGTGTCTTAAAAAATAGGCTAGACACAAACATTATAGAAATCATTGAGATTGCATCTGGCAATCCTTTGATCGATAATGCCGGCACATATGATGCTGTGAATGGAACTATTACATTACTTAATTTTACTGGCACGATTTTGAATGGTGCATACATTAGGGTTGTCGCAACGCCAGCTAATCCGTCAGTAATTAGTCCTCTACGAAACAATATCGTTCGTTATGACAATCAAGCATCACGTGCACGTGCAGTTATTACAGATACGTTATAAATAGAACATCGTTAAAGAGAATTACTTATGCCAGCATCCGCAACTAACAGTATGAGAGAGCATCTATTGACTCTGTTTAAAGCAGATGTTGATAGTTCTTCTCCGCCTTATCATATAGGAATTGCCAGATCAGATCCCATTACCGACGCTGATGGGATTACTGAGGCTATCGTAGGCTCAAAATTTAATCAAGATAAGTTTAGACATACTTTGCAATCAGTTAAAATTATGAGTAATGCATCGTATGTGATTTCGGTTGTCAATTGGGAAAGCGGTCAGATATACGAGCCTTACGACAACAACGATCCTTTTCAAACAAATTTCTACGTAATTAACAGTGCCCGTGAAGTCTTTTTGTGCCTTGAGCAGGGTCGTTTGGATGATGGCAGTATTCAGCCTGCATTTACTGAGCCTAATTCT